CAATGACTTGTACTACTTGACCCTGAAAGCGAACGCCGCCTTTTTCAGTGCTGGTTATCAAATTGAAAAAGTTTAAAACTGACCCAGTGTAAGTTTGGGCGCTTGCCACAGATTGACCAGCGCCAAAGTTTGCAACATCACCGATCTGATAACCACTCGTTCTCCAAAGATCCTCAAGTTGATTCAATGTTGGTTTTTGTGTAAGCGACACATTGTTGACAACATTGCGCCCGTTGCGGGCTAACACATCAGCAAGGCTCACAGTTATTGTTGACATGCCTGTGTTGCCGGGGTAATCGTTAAAAACAACATTTTGCACCCAGAAACTACATTCATAGCCTGTCACTGGTTCCGATAAAGTAAAGATGTTGTTAAAACCAAAGTATTGAGCCACGTTTGATTGGTTATTTAAAGTGACGTTTAAAATGCCGCCAGAGTATGAATCAAGGTAGTTGCGTCGGCCTTGCGTGTACGAAAACGACAAAACAGAACTAGTGACGTCAACGCTAGACGGGGCGTATCGAATCAGTGACCAGTTAATTTTGGTCATTACATGGCCCTAGTGTTTACGGGCACTGGGCCTGACTGGCGTACATACTGCTGTAGTGCTCGCACAATGCTGTTGGGGTCGCCACCGTTTACATTGACAGTGATACCGCCACCGCCACCTAAACCAAACTGACCCATTTTGGATAATGGGATAACTGCTTCAGGGCCACGGCCTTCACCGATCATTGCCAATGTGGGGCTGGTAACTATGCCACCTTCGGCAAGCATGGGAATGTCTGGCACATCGAATCCTTTGCCACCGATACCAGGCACCCAACTGGGGACACTAAAAGACAGTTTGCCTATGGTGTTGTTCCATAAGCCTGCTACAGCCCTAAACGCTGCTTTGAACGGTGCTGTGATGACGTCAGCAACAAACCCCATGGTGGCTCTGATTCCAGAGTAGATCAGGCTAAAGATGTTCATAATGTCATCTTTGAACTTGACCACAAACGCAATGGCTAAACCAAACGGGCCAGTAATGATTGCGAGCAGTAACGGCCAGTTGTCCTTAGCCCAATTGAACACCGTTTTAATTGCGCCCCACAATTTGCTAAACCCTGTTGATATTAAGTCAACGGCTTTTCCGAAAATGTCAAATTTGACTTGTAAAGCAACAAGTATGGCAATGACAGCAACAATGGCGGCGCCAATCAAAAAGATTGGGTTTGCCAACATGATGGCGTTAAAAGCGGCTTGTATTGCGGCAAACGCTTTTGTTGTTGCGGCCCACGCTGTTGTTGCCGCATTGACAGCAATAATGGCCACAGCCAAACCGCCGATAACAGCGCCCAAAGTGACAACCAGCGTTGTGTTGTTAGTTACGAAATCGGCAACCGATTTGAACGCTGGTAATAGTTTGTCAACTATTGGGAATACTGCGGCGCCTACTGACTCTTTAAATTCCCCCATTTGAATGGAAAACGATTTCATTTTGCCTGAAGCGGTATTGGCTGAAGTTGAAGCGGCACCCTTAAAAGTGTCACCCAATGCGGCAAACACTTCATCAGTTGTAGCACCGTTTTCAATCAAACCAGCCAGGGCAGGGTCAAGTTTCTTTAGTGGCCCGAGTTGCCCATTAAATGCCTTTGACAGGGCGTCGGATACTGCGCCTAAGTCTTTGCCTGTACCGGCAGAAATGTCTAGTGCCAGGTTCATTAAGTCTTGTGCTTTGGTGACGTCACCAGTACCACGCACCAACTTGTCAAACGCTGGCCGTAACTCATCGTCGGCAACAGCAGCTGCAATTGAGGTTTTAGTTATGAACGATTCGACACTGGCAATTTGTGCGTCAGTGGCACCCGTGGTGTTTCGTAGGCTGGTGGCAAGTAGTTGTGCGGCCTTGTCGTCTTCCATGAACGCTTTAACGGCGTCTACAGCAACAATGCCCAAACCAGCGATAGCGGCGGCGGCAGGTACGGCGGCTTTCTTGATTGCAAACTGGGCTTTTTCGCCTGTGGTTTCTAACTTCTGAAATTCCCTAATGGCTTTGTCAATGCCTTTTGAATCAAAGTCGCTAATTACGGGTATTGAAATAGCCATCAGACAACCTTCAAATTCTTGTTTGTTTCCAGCATGAGTTCGTTGACTACCTTTTCAACTTCGGCAACAAACTGTGCTTGTTTCATTTCAAATTCAGGCCAGATAACACGGCTGGCACTACGCCCAAATTTGGTATCAAACGCCATACCTAAAGCGTTGGTGTTGGCACGGCCTGCAATGTCAAAGATTGCGGCGCCTGGGTTCTTTTGGTAAATGCTTAGAGCTGCACCACGGCGCCCAGTGTTGACACGGACACCTACGCCACGTTTGGCTTTAGCGGCGTCTAATGGGAACAGTGCTCTGCCGTTTTGCGACCAGTTGCGCAAGGTGCCACTAGGAAACCGTGAGTTGTCGTACTGGCTTTTCATGGCGTCAGTAACGGGTTTACCAATTTCTTTTACATTGGCGGTAAACAGTTTTTTGTAGCCAGGCTCACATTTGTTGAGGTGTCGAATGGCTTCCTTGACACCATCAACCTGAATTGAAGTTGTCAAGCCTGTCATGTCATTTTCTGCTTTCGTTGATGACCTTAATGACTGTCGTTAAGTCGTTAATGTCAAACTCTACTTCAGGTGGCCAGTACCCTGTCGCCGCAAGCAGTTGTGCTAAAGCAAATCGGTAGGTACTGGCACGGTAGGGCGGTCAGGTTCGTCACTGACTACTTCAAGCACCACCAGTTTCTTGATGAAGTCATCTAACACCACCGGCACGACAACGCCGTGTTGTTGGCATGCCTGGTGGGCTAGATACGCCAGGTCTTCAATACCAATGCCGTTGGACATGTCTGAAGCCTTACGCTTGAATTTGCGTTCCCACGAAACAATGGTGAAAAGGTTGGTGCTTACTTCGATAGGGCCTTCGCCCTGATCGACTCTAAGTGTTAGTTGCATGTCGGGCCGTTTCTGTTTGTGTGGTTATTAGGCAACAACGGTGGTGAGTACGCCACCCTTAAAAGTAATTGAAATGGTGCTGAGTTCGCCCATGGTTGCGTTAATGACAGGCAAGGCTTCAAGATAAGCGCCAACTAATTCAAATCGTGGTTCCGTGGGGCTGGCAGTGGTCAAACCTGCAACGGTGTTGGAAACTTTTACGGTGGTGGTGGTGCCAACAAGAGCTGCAAGAGTTGCGTACGTTTCGGTTGCGGCGTAGGACATGTACAAATCAAGCGTGATTTCTTGATTGTAGAGACCAGCAACATACACACGGCTGGTGCCACCAAAGGCGGTTGCTTCTAAGGCTTCGGCTGTGTTGGTCACGGTGGCGCTGGTGCACTGATCGGTTAATGAAACGCTGTTGACCATTACGCCTGGGTTTGAAAGGTATGTCGAAGTTGCCATGGGTTAATCCTTCTTTGTGTGTGCTTTAGTTTTAGCAGATTTTGGGGCTGGGCTGTCGCTAGGTATCTCATCAGATTTGATAAAGCCGTGAGCTAGTAACGCTTCAATGTTTGTACCGGCACCAGGCACAAACTCTGCGCCTACTGTGCCGATTCTGTCGCTAATGATTGTGTATTTCATGGGTCACCCTGCTTGTGCTTGTACGTCTATGGATAGGTCATATGCGGCAAAAGTTTGGCCGCCGATTGGGATATAGCCAGGGCGCCCAGACTTAACTGCCACATTCTTTGCTAGCACCTGCGCACACATGCTTAAAACGTTGCGTAAGCCGTCAAGATTGCCTGGCCCTAGTGTCACTACTTTTACTGAAAAATTCATGGTGACAATGTTGTAGTTGAAAGCGTCAAAACTGGGGGCGTCAATGAACACGCAAGGTGGGTTAATTTTTTCAGGGTCAAACACCACACGCATGCCAGTGATCGTGGCAAGGGTGGTTGCCAAATCGTCTATGGCCTCATTGAACAGGTCAGTGTAGACAGTCATTAGGCAACCGCTGGCCGTGGGATACCGGCTAACTGTTTGATTAGTGGCGACAGTCCCGATACTGCAGCTGTGCCCATATCGCTAAAACTTGCGAATTGGTCAATGGCGCCACGTTGTCTGTAAATCGAGCCACCCATCATGATGGTTGCTAATTCGACATCGCCACTAGGAACTGTGGTCAAAGAGTCCGTGTAGCCAGACTCTTGACGTCTGCGAAATATAAAATTGGAAGCCGCTGTAGCACATTGTGCAAGGAATGCTGTTTCATCTACGCCTGCCAATGCGATACCTAGCCAGGTGCCAATCTGAGTTCCCGTAATCCATGTGCAGGTTTCCGTGTAAGTCAGGGTGCCTTGTGGGATAGCGGCGCTACGGTCAAGATCGTCGCCTTCATCATAAAACAACACCTGATTAGGTATCGGATAGTTGTAATCGAATGTCAGGTCACCAGTACTGGTTACGCCCGTGAACAGGTATTCGGGTATGGCGTAAACATTGTGTGTGCCGTTCAAACTGTGGCCTAAGCCTGCAAGCGTGAACGGCAAACCCAAATTAAGTTCAGGTTCTGTCAATGTTTGAACCACAGCGTAATTGTCTAAACGCTGGTGGAATATGACTTGATAAACAGCCATGGGCGGCTAACCGCCTTTCGACTAAGCCTGGGTGATCTTGCGAATCATGCTTGAGTTAGCTGCAAAGGTTGCGGCGTAACCAAACATGCTCATGGTGCGTGAAATGGTGCTGGGGTTTTCAACCGAAAGCAGGCCACGATCTTGGCGATAAATTTCGTAAGCGTTGCTGTTGAAAATGACCATTGTCTTTGCGGCGAAGTTGTTGTCAACAACGATTTGCAAGCCAA